GCAACAAAGGCATAGACACACCAATATTCCAAATATCCATTTTTACAAAAGACATGGATGATGCGTTTAATCTATCCAATGACATTTTGTTTGATTTGCATGGGTATTCAGGAATGTTTGGCGATCCAGCGGAAAGCGGATTTTTTATTGCTAAAGCGGATGTTGTTTGGTTGTACAACACATATGATGACGATATAGGCATGAATCAAATCATTCTGGATTGCACTATATACGTTCCCACATAAGACAAGAATGACTAACTTTTTTTCGTGAAGGAAAAATAACATGGCTCTCATCAATAAAGTCTTACCCGGATATGTGGCAACCATTTGGTGTCAAGATGACGCTGTGCCAACCGCATTTACCGATACCCAACTAGGCACATGGGCAAACGTTGAAACTATTATTGGCGTTCCTGCTGGCGGTACTGGTACTGCCGGTATCCAAATCCCTGTGGAAATGGTTCCTCCGTTTGGTTCCGATGATGCGTTTGCCGCATACTCAATCGCTGGTGCGCGTACTGGTGCAAAGATTACTACCCAAAACCAAGTAACGTCATTGACCATTACTTGTCCTTGGAACCCTGCTGATCCAGCGCAATTGTTGATGCGTGATGATGGCGACAACGGCACGATTATCCGTACCTACGTCATTGCTGTTTATGATGGCACTGACACTGTTGCATATGCGTTCAATGGTCGCATTGGCGGTTTGAAATGGGATATGTCTCCATCGGCAGAAGGTAAGTTTGAATTTACCATCCACCCGACAGGCGGCAATTCCTACGGATGGTCAAACTCTTAATATGACGCGCCTCCTTCGGGAGGCGTTTTTACACAACATGACAACGATAAACAACTCAACGGATTTGCTGACATTTATAATCAGTCAGGCCAATAGCGGTTCAAAAAATTGGTTTGGTTTCCAGCAGCAACGAATCGCTGGTATAGATGCCGCATACAAAATGGCAATTACTCATGGTGACAAAATGTCGCCGGAAGAAATTGTCGATTATGTAATCAAACTAAATAATACAATCTACGACAAAATGTTGAGAGGATAAGATGCGACTTTCGGAAAAGCTAAAGATTAATCAAGACGTTTTACGCACCAGATCATTCACGTTAGCAGGGCAAAAGTTTAAGGTAAGAGTTCCGCTTGCTGTAGAACTGGAAGCAATTAACAAACGCATTTCAGAAATAGATGGTCAAGAAAAGGTAGATGAATTCTTGCAACCATTGTTGGACAAAAAGTCGATTCTAGAAAGTGAATCAATTATTTATCTGGAAGATGATGTAATTGTTGATGGCAGATCAACAAAAGAATTGGCAAAGCTAACTGCGCAAACTGAACAACGCATTTTGGAAATGGTTAAATTGTTAGTGCCTGAAATGGAAGGCATTAACATGGAAGAAATAACGTATCAGGAAATCAAGGAAGAATTTCCGTTTCCTGTACAACTAGAATTGATGAAAAAAATATCGGAAGTCATTTCACCCGGATATGAGGAAGCAAGAAAAAACTAATTGGCTCATTGCGTCAACAAACACGCGCATACATATTTGCGCATGGAGGCAACCCGGATGCAATGAGCGAAGATGATTTCAGATCAGTGATGATCGGTTATGCGGATGGGATCATTGGCAACAGAGCAGTATTAATAGCGATAGGTAGTTTAACTGCTGGCGTTTTTAACTACGTTCGGTCAGAAAAAAGCAGCGCATATTCTTTAAAAGATATTCTTGGTACGGCATACGATTACATTTACCCACCACAAACAGACGAACAAAAAAAGCATGACGTAAACGAACGATTGAAAATGTTCATCCTTTCAAGACCCGGAGCAGAGGCATACATAAAATGAAAAATTCACAAGTATGGGGTGCGGATGAACTAGCTTATTTGTTAGATCAAATGAGCAAAGACTATGGTGTTAAAAGCGCAGATAAAAACGTATTGATTCCGGCAGCGCGTAACGCCATGAAGATTGTTTTAGCTGCCGCGAAAGGCAAGCTAGTTCCTGGACATGGTTACGACACAGGACAATTGCAACGCACGTTGCGCGTCAATTCTCGCTTGGTTAATAAACGCGATATGCGTTCCAAATACGTTGACCAAAATGATTTAGTTATTTCCCAAGTTAGCGCATTGCTAAACAAACAAGGCAATGACGTATCTGATGGTCGCGCCATGTTCGTTGAATACGGCACAAAGAATCACAACAAAACAATTACCTCACCAAAAGGCGCATCCAAGCGCAGCATCACTGCATTGCAACGCGAGTTTGGAACAGTGCGTATGGCAGCGCGACCATATCTCAGGCCAGCATTGCAAGAAAATACTACGTCAGTAACGGACAAACTGAAAGCAGAAATTCAATCGCAGATAACGAAGTACAAAGCAAAAGAAGCAAAGAAATAAAGGATAAGCAATGTCATTAATCGCTAGATTAGGTGTCATTCTTGGCATCAACACTTCCGAGTTTACTTCCGGCATAGATCAAGCCACGAAGAAAACACGCGAATTTGAAATGAATCAGAAACGCGCCTTGCGTAATGCACAGAAGGCGCAAGACGAGTTTATGGCAAATGCGCAGAAGGGATTGATGGCAGTTGCGGCAGCAGGTTTGGCGGTCGGTCAAGCGTTTAAATATGCCGATGATATTGAAGATACGGCAAAAGCATTTGACACAACGACAGCATCACTGATGGCTATGCAAGCGGCATTTGTCGCGTCTGGCGGTAGCGCAGATATGGCAGGTGGCGCGTTGCAGAAATTGGCTGTTGCACAACAAGGTGCAATAGATGGCAGTGACGAACTGCGCGAAGCATTTGAAAAGTTAGGTATTAGTGGGCGCGATGTAGAACGTTTGCAACTTGGAGAATTGTTCAAGCGTGTCGCACAGGAATTGAGCAAAGTAGAAAACGCTACTCAGCGCGTTGCATTACAAACGCAATTGCTTGGTAAAGCGGTAAAGGGAACTAGCTGGAAAGACTTTACTTCAGCATATAAGGAATTAGGCGATCCGTTATTGCTTGCTGCAATCAATCAAAACGCAACGGCATGGGGAAACATTGAGGCAGCATTTAAGGCAATACTAAACACAGTACAAAAGTTAGTAATGCCGCTTGCAATTGTGGTAAATCAAATAGCGGAAATTTTCAGCACTTTAGAGGAACTTAGAAAAGGTGGAAGCGTTGCCGTTGATTTTGGCGCAGCGTTTGGCGGTATGCCTGGACAGGAAGGCGCAATCGTAGGCGAGAACTACGCGCCACCATCATCGCCAAAAGACATTGCGCAAAAAGCAGAAGAAGGGAAGTTCACAAAAGAATCTGAGAAAGGTAAAAAAGCTGGCGATACAAGAAGGCAATTGCAAATTGAAATACAAAGCATTGTCAAAAAGGCAGAAATGGCTGCAAAGCTAAATGCCTTAAATCTTGAAGGCGTTGTCATTGGCGAAAAGGCGATTGCTGGCGAAAGATTGCGATTAGATTTATCTGCCGACCTTGCGGAAATCCGCACCGCTGCAAACAAAGAAAGAGCAAAAGAAGGCGCGCAGATTGATTTGATTAACAAGAAAGAAGCTGCACAAGTAGCGGCACGAATAGCGCAATACAACCAAGCAGACAAATTGCGTTTGCAGCAAATTCAATCGCAGCATGAATTGGTAATGTCTAACATCAAAGCAGAAGCAGAATCGCGCTACGATGCGGCAGATGTTGCAACGCTTAATGCAATGGATTTGCTTGATGTAGAAAAAGAACGGTTTGAACTTGGTTCGGAAGCATACGAATTAAAAAAGCACGATATTGAATTAGAAAACAAATTCCGAGAAATGCGATTGCAGTATTTAGAGCAATCAAGAGCAATCAATCGTGAATTTGAATTTTCCTCAAAGACTGCGGAAGATAGAGAAATATTAGAAGCAAAACTAAATGCGTTATCTCAAAACGCTTTAGTTATGGCAACGTGGACATTAGGCGTTGAAAAGAACCGCAAAGAAGTATTGCAAGCACAAATAGATGCTAACAAAAAACTATTGGAATTGGATATTGCGCGACAGAAAGAACGCGAAGTTGCGACGATAGAAAGACAAGCAGCAATCGAAACGCAATTAGTAAATTTGGAACAAAAGCGTTTCGAATTAACAGAGAATCAATTTAACCAATCACAAATGCTATTGCAAAACGCAGAGCGATTGGTTGAGGCAGAAGGAAAATATAACGATTTGCAGCGCGATGCTTATTATGAAATGCAGCGGCAAGGTGGTGGTCAAAAAGCGCGGGAGCAATACGAGCAAAGAATACAAGCGATACAAGAAACACGCGACATAGAACTAGATGCAATCAACCGAGTCAATGAAGCAAGACAACAAGCGTTTGAGCGCGATATACAACGGCAGCAGTCTTGGCTGGAAGGTTGGAATTATGCCTTGAAGCGTTATCAAGAAGAATCTTTACGCGCATTTGATAGAGGCGCAAAGGTATTCAATTCTGTAATGGGCAACATGGATGCCGCTATTAGTCGGTTTGTAGATACCGGCAAATTAGAATTCGGTGATTTTGTTGCATCAGTCATCAAAGATATGTTGCGCATGGAAATGCAAGCACAAGCGTCAACGTTGTTTAGATATGCTTTGCAGTCATTTGGTTTTGGTATGAAAGGGATGGGCAGCACAAATTTTGATGCTGGCGTTAGCAAAATTCCGATGGCGGCAAAAGGTGGTGATATTAATGGTCCAACAATTGTTGGCGAACTTGGTCCGGAATTGTTTATTCCAAAAACTAGCGGCACAGTCATACCAAACAATCGTTTAGATTCGTTGGCGATGGGCAAACAAACTTATGTGACAAACAACTATATCAACGCAATTGATGTTAAGTCGTTTGAAGAAAGAATCATGGGTAGTTCATCGGCAATATGGGCAGCAAATAGATATGCTGATAAATCATTGCAGGTCAGCAGAGGTAGAACATGAGTTTCCAAACAATACTAGATATACATCAATCGTTTTCCGTTAATAACCGAAGAACGATTGGTCAAACTTATAGCCGATCAGGTCAAATAACTGTTGCTCAATACCTGACAACGGTTCCTTGGATATTTACAGTTACGCCACATAAGTATTTATCTTATGCTGATGCAAGAGCAGTTATTCAATCAATTGACAATGCAGATAGACAGAATCCGCAATACATTACATTTAATACTGCGCAATTAGATTGGTTTACAAAAATGCGCGGTACTGCAACGTCGGCAACTTTGTCTGTTACGCCAGCAGCAAATTCGCAAACGTTAACGTTAAGCAGCAACGGCAATTACAAAGCAGGTGACTTTATACAACTAAATGGTTTTGTTTATAAAGTAACAGCAGATTCAGCAGGAACGATTGTAAACATTCATCGACCAGTAATCGGCAGTCCAACAGCAGGAACCGCACTGACGCTTGGCAAAAATGTGCAATTTTATGTCGTTGCTGAACAATGCCCAACCTATACGCTTACGCCTATGGCGAGTACTGCTTATGTTGAATGGGATGGCGACTTTGTATTTCGTGAATATATAACAGGATAAAACTATGCCAACAACAATGTCAGCGTTATCTAGTCCATCGATTAGACACGCAGAATTTATAAGGATTACTGTCAACGCAGTGCCATATACATTTTGCAATGCGGCAGCACCAATTACAGTAGATGGAATTACTTTTACAGGATTAGGTTCACTGCTTAACGTTACAGACGTACAACGTGACATCAAAGCAACTAGCGATGATTTTACGTTTGAAATTACCGGCATTGATCCAGCAAACATTTCTTTAATTTTGTCGGATGACATTAAAGGAAGCATTGTTGAATTTTGGCGAGGATTCTTAGATTCTAACAATCAAATTATTACAACGCCATCGCAGCAATTTTTTAAACGGTATCAAGGTGTTGTTACTACCATTGCTATATCGGAAACGTTTAATAGCGAAATAAGAGAAAGGATTGCAACTTGTACAGTTGCCTGTTCATCGTTTAGACAGATTTTAGAAAACAAAATTGCTGGCATTAAAACTAATCCGCAATCGTGGAATGTGTTTTATCCAAACGATACATCAATGGATAGAACGCCAATCATACAAAATACATTCTTTGATTTTGGTAGAGAACCCAAAGCAGGAAGTCAGTCAACTAGCGCAGGTAGAGGAACAACAGCAAGCAATACGACAAGCACATGATAAGACTAGCAAACAAATACGATAAACCGCAGATCATAGAAATGATTAGATCGTTTCGGTTTGAAAGTGAAATAGAACAATATCAAGTATTAGACAATGAAGAATATTGGAATGAGTTACTAGATAGTATTTTTGCCGGTCTTGGTGTGGCATATATAGACGATGGCAAAGGCGTAATACTAGGTTTGATTGCGCCGATAATTTGGTGCAACAAACATTATGGATTGCACGAATTAATGTGGTATGTAAAGCCAGAATACAGGCGCACCACTACCGGATACAGATTGGTTAAAGCATACATTAATTATGGAAACGAATTAAAGAAAAATGGTCGAATTATTTTATTTACTTTGTCTAAATTGAGTTCGTCACCCAATCTAAAATATGACAAGTTTGGTTTTAAAAAGATAGATGAGAACTGGATTCAATAATGAATAAAATTTTTGGTGCATTAATCCTATTATTGTTCACATCGCCAGCATGGGCTGTAGGCACTTTGATTGCAACTTATGTAGGTTTAAGCGGCGCAGCAGCAGCGGCGGCAGCGTTTGTTATTAATTACGCAGCATCAACGCTGATAAGCAGAATCTTTTATAAAAAACCGCCACCTATTCAAGACAATGGCGTAAGACAACAAATCCCGCCAGCAAGCACGAATTCATTGCCTGTCGTATATGGCGATGCCTATTTAGGTGGCACATTTGTTGATGCGGTATTAAGTACCAATCAGCAAACCATGTGGTATGTCATGGCGATTTCGCATATATCGCCTAATGGTCAATTTACTTATGACAAAAGCAAATTCTATTATGGTGATCGGTTAATTACTTTTGACACAGTAGAACCGGCAAAGGTTGTGTCACTTACGGATGGTGCAGGAAATGTAGATACAAAGATTGCCGACAATTTGTACATCTATCTTTATACGTCAGACGAAAATGGCGTAATTACTAATCGTGATTTAAATGGCAATGCTCCCGGTAGTGGTGCGCCAAATACAATTATGAGTGTTGCTAATGGCGTTCCATCAGGGCAGGAATGGCCTAGCAGCGGCAGACAAATGAATGGATTGGCATTTGCAATTGTCAAACTTATTTATAGTCGTGACGATGAAACAACCCAAATGCAAGGTATTACATACAAAGTAAAACACGCATTAGTGGGAAGTGGTGTAGCCAAACCCGGAGATGTTTGGTTTGATTACATGAATAACTCTGTATATGGTGCTGGTGTTGATGATGCGTATTTAAGCATCGGCTCTGTAATTCAATTGAACAGTTATTCAGATCAGTTGATTACGTTTGATGATTATGAAGGCAATCCGTCAACGCAAGCAAGATACCGCATAAATGGTGTCTTAGACACAGGCACAACAGTATTAGAAAACGTAGATAAGATTGTTACCGCTTGCGATTCGTGGATGGCCTACGAAGCAGCAACAGGCAAGTGGTCAGTCGTTATTAATCGCGCAGAGGCAACAAGTTTTGCGTTTGACGATTCCAATATTGTTGGCGACATTCGCGTTGGAACCGTTGACTTAAACCAATCATTAAATCAAATTGAAGCAAGGTTCCCAAACAAAACAAACAAAGACATTCCGGACTATGTATTTTTGGAAGTGCCAGCAGGTTTG